AACAATCCAGTTTGCTCCACCTCTCAAAGTTGATTTGTGGATTTGAGCTGAGATTTGGTTGATTGCGGTGATAAGAGTTTGGTTCCAGTCCTTCTGAGTGTAAGGAGTTGTACCAGCGTTAAATCTCTTCCATCCGTTGTAGTCCCAACGAAGGTTCCAAGATGCAGCTTTTCTCAAGTCTCTTAAGATTTCGCGGTCGATTTCAGCAGCCACTTGCTCAGACAATAAAGCTGTCAATTCAGCTTCAGCGTCGATGTTGTGGAATGCTGCAACGTCTTGCGCCATTTCTGGAGACCATTGAGCTCTAAGTTTTCTTTCAGTAACCGAAACAGTCACAGACTGAAGGTCAAATGAAACTTCACCAATTTTATCTTCGAATTCAAGACTCTTATAGATTCTATAAGTTGCCAAGAATGCGTTATTGTTAGCGGTTGAAGAAGAGAATGTTGACCCAGTGTATCCGTCAAGTGAAGAATCTCCACAAGAGATACAAACCGGAACTTGTAAATCAACTTCAAGGTAAATTTTACCATCTGCTGTACAAGTATCGTAGTATCCACCGCCACCAGTCCTACTTTGAGGAAAAGCTAAAGTTTCATTTTCACCGTATTGTACAATACCCTTACCGTATTTTTGAGTTACAACTCTGAACAAGTAATTGTTAGTTGTATTACCTGAAGTATATTGGTTAGTTCCAACACCACGAATTTGAAGGTCCGTTAAGAATTCTTCAGTATCCATTGGTTGACCATTTGGACCAATCAATTGACCAGCACCAGCAGATGCAAAACCATTCAATTCAAGAAGAACCTTTCTATAGTTTCCTAATGTATACGCAGAAACCGCTAATTGGTCTCCAGTCCAAGCAACAGTCTTTACACCACCAGCGATTGGGGTAGAACCGTCTTCACTGATAGTAACACCTGGAGTTAAAGCAGAGAATGAACCTTTAGAGTAGTCGTAAAGACCTGGAGGGTCCAAAGCTGGTTCATTACCTTCGTAGAATCTATCGTAAAGGTCTTTATCAGTGTTGTAGTTGTATCCTGTGTTCGGAGTTTGGTCAGCATTTGCATTCGGTGAACCAAAAGGTGCAAAGTGCTCGTTAAATGCTGTTGGTTGATATTGTTGAATGTTTGGTACGAAGTAGAACAACTTACCGATAGGTAGGTTCATAGCTTGTACAGAAACGATGTCGTTAGCCAAAAGCTTAGAGAATACTCTTCGTACGATTGGGAATACAACAGTTTCAAATGCACCGGTATCAGCAGTTGATGATGCTTCGTTAATCAAATATGACGCTTGGTTTTCATATAACTGCGCGATATTTTCTTTTAGGTGTCCGTTAAGCCCGTCAAGGAAACCTAACTTGTCCCATTTGTTAATTGTGTCTTCTTTGATAACTTTAAGGTGCTTAAGACCGATGTTACCAACAAGACCACTTTCTAATAATGCTCCCATTTTTGTTTTTTGTTTTTAGGATTTTTATTTATTTTTTACAATTTAGACATTAAATCCTTAATTCTTAAGAACTGAGGGTTTTCATATGTCTTTGACTCAATAAGGGTTGTTGCTGAACCCGAAGTTTTATTCGAATTCAATTGTCTTTCAACACTCTCTGAAATATTTTTAGTTTCAGTGTGAGAAAGTTCATCCTTAACAGTCTTGTAGAGTTGCTTTGATTCTTTAAGAGATTCTACCGAATCAAATCTTCTCAAGATATTTATTTTTTCTTTTTTGGTAGTGGAATGTTCTGTGAACAATCTTGTAGCATAAGCTAAATTAGAATTGAATACAGCAACTTCATTTAGTTTTTCTCTGAAAACATTCAAAGCTTTTCTGTACTCTTCATTTTTTTCTCTGAGCATTTTTAACTCAGCGTCAATTGATTCTACTTTAACGCCATTATTACCATAAACATAATTTCTATTGTTTGTGATACCTTTTCTTAATCCTCTACCTTCTTTAGACCCCATTCCATAAGTTCTAGCAGCTTCTTTTGTTTCTTCTTTGGTTTCATAGTCTTTTTTTCCAGGTTGTGTTTTAGATTTGTCACCTTTGTTTCCTCCGAATTTACCTTCGTAGTCTTTGAAGTGTCCATCTTTACCTTCTCCAGCTTTCTTTTCAACACCGTCTACTTTTTTACGCTTGTATTCGTGTTTCTTAGAGCCGAAGTCATTCCCTTCTTCCATCTCACCTTCTTTGAACTCAAATTTTGCTTTACCAGTACCCATAGTTTTAGGGCCAGCCTTTTTGTGGTCGTCAAATCCTTTTTTAGGTAAAGTACTATCGTACTTAAACTTAGGATGACCCATTCCAACGCCTTTTGGTTTTACAGTCATTTTAGCTTCGGTCAGGTCGTAATCTTCTGAAGCCATCTCGTATTCCATCATGTCCGAATCTTCTTCATCCATCATTTCCTCGAGTTCTTCTTCCATTTCTTCCTCATCCATTTCTATTTCATACATGATTTCATCTTCCGAATTATCTTTTCTTGAAGAATAAAGGGCTTCTATAACAGCGTCTAAATCTGCATCTTCTTGCATATCTAGTTCTGAGAAATCCATTTCATCTTCCATCATGTCTTCACCTTCCATCATTTCGTCCTCTTCTTCCATCATTTCATCTTCTTCTTCCATTTCGGATTCTTCAAGTTTAACGATGTATTCAGTGTCCTCACTTTCGTCGGTTAGATGAATTTCATCTCCGTCTTTCACAACAACGATTCCATCTTCTGGTCCCATTGCTTTGAAAGCTTTGATTACTTCTTCATCAGTCATGTCGGTCATGTCAATAGTGTCTTCCATATCATCGAAATCCATATCTTCCATTCCCATATCTAATTCTTCAGAGTCTTCCATATCCTCTACCTCGCCACCCATGTCTAACATGTCTAACTCGGTATCGAACTCAACCTCATCATCTTCTTGTTCAGAAAGAGATTCCTTTACTAACTGACTGATTTCTTCCTTCATAGTAGAAGCAAGTATTCCTTTTGCGTTTTCGGCAATTACCTCTTCAACGTTTTTCATTTGAATGAGTGCCTCTTCAACTAAATTTTTAGTTTCTTGCATGTAAATTGTTTTCATAATAAATAGTTATCAAAACAAAAAAATCCGTTAATACCTCTTTCATAGTGAAAAAGATATTGACGGAAATAAAAAAAGGTGGGTTTCCCCACCTTTAAATGCTTATTCGATTACCTCATCGATTTTACTTTCGACCACCGATACTATTCGCCAGTCGTGTTGAAACCCGGTATACTTTTTAGTAACCTTTGCTTCTACATCAGTGACTGAGAACCCATTAACGAGTTTTTCTTCTCTGATTTTTTTAACACGACCCGAGTTTTCATCTGGTAAATCATAAACGACTTTAGCAACGAAGAATTTTTCATCCATAATAAATAAATTAATAATTAACGATTTAAATAATCGGATAATTTTTTCATTAAGTCAACTGATTTGCCCATTCCAGAGTCAGAAATTTTTTGTTTTCTTTCTTCTTCAAGGTTTTCTTCATACATACTTCTTTCCTCAGGGCTACCAAAAAGGTACGCTCCAGGAGTTGATGGTGATGAAACGAGGTCAAAACAAATTAATTCAAAATCATCTTGAACTTCATTTTGTTCGCCAATTTTTTTCAATGAACCTACCCCACGAGAAGAAACCCCCATTGTTACGCCTTGTCTTATAAGATTTGCGGCAATATCTCCTTTGGTTGACACAATTCCACTTTCATGAAAGCCTGGAGAAGTCAACAGCTTCAATTTACCCATAAGGATATTTCCATCCCACCATACGTCAGTGATAATGTGAGAAACTCTATCCAAATCAATTAGAGAAGATTCTGGGTGGTTAAGTTCAGAAGTTGATAACCCCTTTTTAATTGCATTTTTATATCTATCTGCTTCACGTTTTAAAATTTTCTCTGGATATACTCTACCATTACGGTTGGGCACACCATATTTTTGAAGAACTGCGTAAAACTCGAATGGATTTCTGTAATCTATTTCCTTTTTACCCTCTAGTATGGATTCGTTTAATCGGTCTTTTGGTGATACATATCCAGCATCCATTTCAATCAGAATGCCTTTTCCACTATCTTTGGGACCTAAAATCGGTAAATCTTTCATTATATCTTTTAAAGATAAATATAATACTAGTTGAATGTTTTTAGATTCAACTTGTCTTTACTAGAACTAAAAGTAAAATAATCGTTTTTTATGATGCAATCTTTATAAATTTCTTTGATAATTTTTTTTACAAATTCTTTTAATTGTGAACCTTTAAAATCCATTTCTTGTTTTGTAAAAAGATTAATTTCAAGATTCATAAATGATTTTTTATTTACTTGAATTCCACTAGTTCGCAGGTCCAAATCAACTATAAATTTTTCTGAAAAAAAATCTGAATTGATACTTTGGTAAACAGAATGTTTAATATTTCTAGATAAGTTTCCAACAACTCGTTCCCAGTTTTCGGATTCTTGAACTGGGCAGACCCAAGTTTGTAAGTTTATGTATAGAGATTTAAGGTTTTTTGAATCGACAGTGCCAAAAGATGTTTTTAGAGATTCGTATTGATTAAGCTTAACCGTCTTACCTTTTTTCATTAATATAGAAGTTGAATATGGTTTATTTTTATGAAAAAATAACAAACTTTTCAACATTTCCAAATATTTCTATTATATGCTAATAGTTCAGGTAAACCAAAACAT